GAGTTTCACCGCGCGGCTGGCATCGCGCCACCGCCGGAACTACGAGGTGCTTTACATCACGGTGAACACCGTGGACGAGGACGGCTATCCGGCCACGCAGGAGGTGATCTGTCACCCGGCGCTGGTGAGCAAGGAGAAGCGCGAGAAGGGCGAGGAGCTGCTGTTTCTGAATCGGCTGGTCGATTACTACTTCGAGGGCGGCTGCTATGTCGGCCTGCGGCGTGAGTTCAAGGCGCGGCCGCTGTTTGAAAGTCGCGGCGTTTCCGAGATGGCCGGGACGCACCAGTGGCTGCTGAAATCGAATCGCGACGCCAGCATGGACCGCACCAGCATGGCGACGATGCCGATCGTGAAGGTGAGCGCCCGGCGCATGGGCGCAGGCAAGGGCGAGCGCTGGGACTACGAGCCCGGCAGCCGCCTGCCAGTTGGACCGGGAGATGATGTCGATTACCTACGCCCGCCGCCGCTGGATCAGGGCACGATTCTGGACAGCAAGGAAATCCGCAGCGATGCCGCGAACCTGCTGGGCCTGCACAACGCCGATCTGCCGCAGGCCAAGGTGCAGATGCACCAGCAGTGGATCGTGACGAATGCGCTGCTGGAACATCGCGAGGTGCTGCTGCGCATCCTCGGCATGGATCAGCAATACATGAGCCCGCTGAGCGTGAGTCGCGTGCTGGGCAATGGCCCGCTGCCGTATCAGGTGACGCGCGATGAGATCGCAGGCAGCTACGATTTCGTGCTGGAGTTCGACGTGAAAAGTCTCGACATGGAATACCTGCAGAAACGGTGGAGCGCTTTGAAAGACGCTTTCAGCATTCCGGGCGTGGCTGGACAACTGCCGACCGTTCCGGTGGTGAGCTGGCTGCTGAACAACATCGACCCCGGCCTGAGCGACATGGTGACTGGCACGATGCAGGAGCGCAGCGGCGAGCAGGCCGAGCAGGAAAAGGCCGCCATTTCCATGATGCTCAACGGCATTGAACCCAACGTCACCGAGGACATGGACGCCATGGTGAGGCTGCAAACCGATCAGGAGCAGATGCAGAACAACCCAGTGGTGGCGCAAGCCTACGCGCAGGGCGGGCTGTTTGCTGAATTGCTCAATGCCCGCGTGGCCGCGTGGCAGCAGCAGATCCAGCAGCGCACCGAGAATGCGCAGACTGGGAGGACGGGATTTAAGCCGGTGATGGCCGCCTGACGGCGGAATGACGAAACCAGAATGAGGAATGATGAATGAACACCCCGCGATTGATTGAATCCTGCCTCGAATCTGGGGCGATGACGGAAGAGCAGATGCGCACCGCGCTGAAGGGCACGCGGCACTGGCCGGCGGTGCGGGCGATGGTATCGCTCATCGAAACGTATCTGGCGGCGGCCGGTGAGGAGGGCGAGGTGCGCGGGCAGGAGGCGCGGATCCGTGATGAATGCGCTGGGGCGCGGCGCTGGCTGAAGGATCTGCGGCGGGAGCTGAAGGAAATGGCGACCGAGAAGGTGGATGAGGAAGAAAAAGAGCGATGATGTGCGGTGATGTGCGGTGATGTGCGGTGATGTGCGGTGATCCTGCGGGGTCGGACATTGGCGGGGTGATGTGTTTGTGGTGGACTGGCCTCCACATGCGCAGGGCGCATATCTCGATATGGCAAAGAACACACATGATGCGGGACCAAGTGCTGACGCGCCAGACGGCGCGGCAGGGATCGCCTCCGCAGGCGGTCGCGGTGAGGGAGCTGACGTGACGAGCTCTCAGGGAAACGTGGACACCCACGGCGGAAACATCTTCGACATTCTGGGAGGCAACACGGTTGCGGCACAGATGGACGCGATGGCGAAAGCCGATGGACTGAGCACGGGACCGGCACCCAAGCGGGTAACCGCGAAGGCGCAACAGGCACCCGCCAAACCGAAACGCACGGCCCAGGCCGATGCCGAGGATGAGGACGAGGCCGACGACCCGACCGCAGAAAACGAGCAGGAGGAAACTGGCGCCGATGATGGCCCGATCCTGCCGGAGGACGAGTCAGACGCCACGGACGAAACCGAGGACGAAGCCGACAGCACGGACGACGGTGAGGACGGAGACGACGACACCCCCACGCAGGAGCTGGCCAAGAAGGCGAAGGCTCTGGAGAAGGACAACTTCAAGAACCGGGAGAAGCTGCGCGAAGCCCGCGCCGCCCTCGAGGAGAAGGAGGCCCGGATCAAGGATCTGGAGCAGAAGGCCCTGGAAGGCGCCACGACGGTGAACGGACTGCCGGCAGGTTTTGAACAAGCCCGCACGCTGGCAGACATCGACACCATCGCGGAGCGTTACGAGCAGGCTCTAGAGTGGGCGGAGGATCACGAGGAAGGTTACATCGGGAAAGACGCCCAGGGCGAGGAGGTCGAATGGACTTCCCAGCAAGTGCGTGACTACCGGCGGAACATCGCCCGGCTGGCGAAGGGAGCGGCGAAAGCCCGCGAACTGATCCAGCAGCGCGAAGAGAAGCGGAGCAAGTCGGTGGCGGAGGCGCGGAAGAAATATCCGTTTGTCTTCGATGCCGCCAGCAGCCGCCAGTCCCTCGTGAAGGAGATCGAGACGGAGTTTGAGGCCGAGATCAAAGCGAGCCCCGCCCGCGACCTGCTGCTTGGCAGGCTGACAGTGGCAAAGCTGATCGAGTCCGGCAAATACGTCCTGGTTCCCAAGTCCAAACCCAAGGCCAAGGCGGACGCTGAAGAGCGCCCCACGGCCAAGGTGTCGCAGCGAACTCCGGCCTCATCGTCGCCCGCGCGAAAGGCGCCGCGCCCACCGGCCACGGATGGAGAGGACTGGGCCATGAGCCTCGCCCGCATCTCCATGCCACAGGCCGCGTGATTCGGGAAGCGCGGGTGACGCACCAGCAACACCCAACTTTCCAAACATCATGCCCGCTACCTTTGAACGCACGCAAGTCGGCCGCCGCGAAGACCTCGCCGACGCCATCTACAACATCGACGCGAAGGACTACCCTTTGCTCTCCGCCATCCCGAAAGGGAAGAAACTTGTCCGCACCCGCTTTGACTGGCAGGCCGACTCCTACGACGCCCCGAACACGGACGGCGTGGTGGACGGCGCCGACGTGAGCACCTACGAGGACGCCGCTGAAAACCGCGCCATCCTCTACGGCCAGGTGCAGAAAGTCCGCCGCACACCCATGGTCACCGAAATGGCCGAGGATGTCAGCGACGTGGCCGGTGTCACTTCCGAAATGGCCAAGGCCATCAAAAAGAAGACCATCGAGTGCAAGCGCGATGTCGAAGCCGTGCTCGGCTCCGACAACGAATCCCAGACCGACAACGGCAACGTGCCCTACAAGACACGCGGCCTCGGCAAGTGGATCCAGGCCACGGCGCAGAGCCACCTCCCGGTGGACGCGGATTTCCGCACGCCTTCCGCCAGCATCGACACGACCGCCCTGGCCAGTGTCACGCGCGAAATCGTGAACAACGTGATGAAGAGCCAGTATGGCCAGACCGGCAAGCGCATGACCAACATGCTTGTTTGCGGCACCAGCCTGAAGGCCCGCTTCACCGCCATGGTCGGCTACCAGCCCACCGTCAGCAACTTCACCGCCATCCTGCGCAGTCAGCGCGGGTCCGAGACCGCCTACCAGGACAACATCGAGTCCTTCACCGGCGACTTCGGCACCTACGACCTGGTGCTGAGCAACTGGCTGAACTGGAACAACAGCACCAAGGCCGCCGATGCCCGCCGTGGCTACGCCCTGGACATGTCCATGCTCGAACTGAGGATGAACAAGAACTGGGAATACAAGGCGCTGCCGGATCTCGACGGCGGCCCTCGTGGCGTGATCAAGGCCATCTTCGGCCTCGCGGTCAAGAACCCCCTCGGCCTCGCCAAGTTCGCCGCCACCGCAGACAGCTAACACTGACGGCGGCGGGTGCTGAGCCCGCCGCCTTTCACCACTTCAACAACACGCATTCAAATTCTGAAAGGACACCACTATGGCTGATCAAGCAGTAACTCTCTCCACGGCGACCAGTGCCAGCAATGGCATCCGGATCGACCTTCTCCCCGCCGAAACCACGCGCCAGACGGGCTTCACGCACCGTTTCCGCGTTCCCTTCGACATCCTCAACGATGCCGCCTGGACGACCCAGGGCGACACCGTGACGGTGACGCTGGGTTCCACCCCGACCAAGTTCCTTGTGGACAAAGCGGCGGTGAACATCTCCACCGCGTTTGCCACCACCGGCACGCTGACCATTCAGGTCGGCACCGATGGCGACCCCGACAACTTCGTGGACGCCCAGGACGCGAAGACCGCCGCTGTGCTGATCGGTGCCACCGGCGCCGCGCCAGTCACGGAGGCCGGCACGGTCGGCGTGGCCAGCGACGTGCTCGTGGTCCGCTTCACCACGCAGGGCTCCACGGGTGCGCCTGCGGACATCACCGCCGGTGTGGCTGAAGTGTTCCTGAGCGTCAAGGATCTCGGCGACTTGCTGTGAACCCTCACCGCGCCGCACTGACGCGGCGCGGCTTCATGCCCCCTTCTTGGGCACTTCCTGTCAGGTCACCGCTTTGTTGGTTGGAGTGGTGGCCTGGCAGGGGCCTGGAGGCGGAAAAGATCAAAGATGAAAACTGAAAACTGAAAGCATGTTTGATACGGAACAGTTCATGGCGGAGTTGATTGCGCAGGGCGGACCCGCTCTGGCCAATGCGGTCGAACGTGAGTTTCGCACGGGCTGGGAGCTGACCCGGCACATGGCGGAGCAGCGCGAGCGTTCCCGCAGTCAGACACCGCACGCCCGCAGTGGCGGGGTGGACGGACTGGGCCGCGTGGACATGAGCATTTCCCCGGAGTCGTATTTCTACTGGCTGAACAAAGGCCGCACCGAGCTGGGCTGTGACAACGTGTGGGCCGAGGAGGAGTTTCGGAATGACTACAAGAAGGACAACAAGCAGGCCGTGGTCAAATATCAAAGCCAAAATGCCAAGGTGTCTCTGCATGTTCCAGACCAAGGTAAACTGGTGATGGGTTCCAAATACGGCATGAACTGGTCCGAGTTGGAAACCGCTCAAAAGCCGCAACCAATGCCTCACATGGGACGCCGCGACGTTGCCGACGGCATGAAGTGGTCCCAGTGGGAAACCGCTCAAAAGCCGCAACCAATGCCTCACATGGGACGCCGCGACGTTGCTGACATGAGGACTATTTTGAAACAGGAGGGGGTGGCCGCGTGAGAACGATCCCTTTTGTTACCCTGCGGAATGGCTGCCTCACTGATCTGAATCGCAGTGGCGAGACAAATGCCACCTATCTGGCGGATGTGACCAGCCTGATCAATCAGGCCCTGGACTTCGCCTATCCCTGGCAGCATCACGGCTGGCCGGAGCTGACCAAGGCCAGCAGCGAAACGATCACCAGCCAGGTCATTGACCGCGATGCCGTGGGCAGCGGCGTGTTTGGCGTGATCCGCATTCTGCGCGTCACGCGCAACCATCCGCACACCGCTACGAATCCGGAGCCGCTGGAGTATCAGGAGACCGCAGCCGGCATCATCGTGCAGGATACCAACGTGCCCGCCACCGCTTGGGTCGAGCACATCGAGGCACCGCCCATTTTCGACAGCACCGCCTGGGTCACCGGCACCGCCTACTTCGTGGGCGATGTGCGCGTGAATGGCGTGAATGCCTACTACTGCCTGGAAGATCACACCAGCGGCACCTTCGCCACGGATCTGGCGGCGGACAAATGGGTGGCCCTGCCCTTCCCCGCTTTCCTGCAAACGCCCGTGCGGGCCGCCGTGGTGGCCGCTGTGCGCGGCGCCGCCGGGCAGGAGCAGACGCAGATCGCCGTGCTGCAAACCCTTCTCGACCGTCACCTCTCCGCCGTGGCGCTGCGCTACGAACAACAACGCTAAACACTCATGAGCAACATCATCGACATCGCAGGGAATGCCGGGGCCGGAAACGGCGTCGTCATTGAAACCGGCACCACGGCCGTCACTGGAAACTTCTACGCCATCCAAGTGCTGGAAGCGGCCACCTTCACCACCTTCACCGAAAACGGAGACAGCGGCGACGCCATGACCGGCTTTGAAGTTCCAGCGGGAACCATTCTTTACAACGGACTGGGCATTACCGCCTTCACCATGTCTGCCGGAAAAGTCCGAGCCTACAAGAAAACCGCCTGATCAAGCACGCCCATGATGCTTTCTCTTGCCAACACGCTGGTGTCTGCTCGTGCGAGCGGGGAATCTTACGTGGGGCCGTTGGATGCGTATGAGTCGAGTCTTTTGTCTGCGTATTCTGTGTGGCGGCGATTGTTGTCCTCTTACACTGGGCCTTTGATTCGCGTGCGGCGCAGTAGCGACGACGCGGAGCAAGACATCGGCGCGGGCGCAACCGGATTGCTGGACACCGTGGCGCTGCTTGCCTTTTGTGGCGCGGGCAATGGGTTTCTGACCACAATCTATGACCACACCGAGACAACAAATTTAGTCAGGGCGACGGCTTCAATCCAACCGCAGATCGTCAATTCAGGCGCACTGTATTTGCTAGGCAGTCATCCTTCCGCCAGATTTAACGGCACGCAGTCCATTTCTACGTCGGCGAATTTAGCGCCAACCGGCATTTTGTGGACTGGCACCGTCGATGCTTATGGAGGCCTTCAGCGAATCGTCTCGGATGGGTTTGGCAACTCGGGATTGCTAGAAGTTAGCGGGCTTAAACTCAGATACAATAGTGGGCTAGGCGACCCCACCGATACCTACAGCAACCAGCCAACGGCAGGGACGGCGATGATGCTGGACATGTATCGTTCCGCCGCGAGCGATTCGTTCGGGTCGGCAAACGGCACTGAGGACAATTTTGGCACGCGCTCGGCACTTCAAAACGGTACTGCTTACACCGTGGGGGATTATCTCAGCGGCGGCGGGCAACAACTGACTGGCAACACGCTCGACGTGTTATTCTTCAACACGTTTTTAGGCACTTCTGATCGCGCTGCTGTGCGCAGCGCCATGGCATTATGACCCGTTACGTCCCATCTTCCGCCGCTGAACCCCTGAGCAATGCGCTCTGGGGTTTGTCGCGCCCGCCCGAGACGCGGAGGCCGAATGACACGCAGTATTTGTTCCCATGGATCACGGCACTCGACAGCTCCCGCTGGCTGATCGTGGACACGGACTACGAAGTGAACGTCCACCAGGACGCGGTACTGGGTGACATCGCGGACATTCTCCAGCAGTGGATCGACGCGGGGCAGCTGCCATCTGACACAAACACGAATCTGGCCACACTGGTCGAGAGCCTGCGCGGGCAGCGGCTCGTGGTCTATGACGCGTTTCCGCAACTGTTCAAAGACATGTCCAAGACGCATGACCAGATGATCACCGCCGGATTGCTGGCGGAACCGCAGACGCCCTGAACGGGCTGAAGCCCGAACTACGAACTTACCATGGCCGACTCCATCCTCCGCAACCTCAAGGCTGTTGGTCTGACGCCGTGGCAACTCATCCTCGGCGTGTGCGTTGGCTACGGCTGGGTGACATCGCTGGCACCGATGCCGGGGGAGTTTCGGGCGCTGAATGAAACGGTGTCGCGGCTGTCCATGAAGGTAGAGATTCACAGCGTGCTGATCGCGCAAATCACGGACCTGAGCAACGAGGTCAAGGGCATGCGGCGGGAGCTGAGCACCATCGAAGGACGGCTGGCGCATGCGAGCAACTACCGGAAAGGATCGGAGCCATGAGCTGGTTCTCCCGCATCTTCAAGCCGAAGCCGCAAACGACCCGGCGCACGCTGCCAGGTGCAGCGGTGGCGCTGCTGCTGAGGCAGGCGCTGGAGCGCAGTCTGGCGCCGAACTATCGCCACATCGGCACCAAGGCCCGCATGGCGGTGACGAGTCGGGAGATGATCCGCGCGGCTAGTGATCGCAGCTACCTGCCCTGGCTGAAGGATCGCTGGGAGTGCGAGGACCAGGCGCGGGCGCTGGTGCATGAACTGCAACTGCTGGCGCGAGACGAGGGCTGCAGTCATGCCTGTGGCGTCCTCATCGGCCTGCATGCGGACGATCCCACGCCGGATGATCGGCAGGATCTGCACGTCTGGGTCTGGGCGCTGGTGGAGTCTGCGGATGATCGCACCCGCTTGACGCTCTTTGACGCGACCGCCCGCGAGTGGGCGGACATTCCCGATGTCAGTGACATTCACTTTTCCTGCACATGAACGCCCCCGACATCATCCCCATCCGCGACGCCAGTATCGGCTTCGGCTTGTGGCCGTGGTCAAAGGGTCCGCTGTTTCGGCTCATGGAACCGTGGGAGTTCACCGTGGACTCAGGCGGCACCCGCGAGCGTTTCAAGATCCCGTCCGGCTACGAGTTCGACAAGGCCAGCATCCCACCGTTCTTCTGGGGCTTCCCTTTCAACTACACGCCGGACGGTCTCTGCACCGTGCCAGCCCTGGAGCACGATTTCCTCTGCGACCTCCACGCCGGAGGCTCTGACTGGCTCCGCATGCGCTTGATCCCACTTCCCGCTGCACCGTCCACCACGGTGATCCACCGCCACTTCTACGACCGGCTGCTGCAGGCCAATGTGCGCCCCTCAAAGGCGCGGGCGATGTGGGAAGGCGTGCGAAAGTTTGGGCCCGGCTCTTGGCTCCGCCCCTCAACCTGGACCCGAAAATGATACCTTTCTTCCTCCTCCTCCTTCTGCTTCTCACACTGCCAGGCTGCACGGGCGACATCGCCGGGCTGACGCCTGCGCAGCGGGACAGCCTCTACACGACGGCGGCCGTGCTGAGCGGACGGCCCCAGCTGGTGCCGGTGATCTACGGAGC